GTTTCCCAACGACAGCACCGGCATACGTCATAAGTATATAATGTTATGATGATATGATGAATTGCCCCTCTGGAGCTCCGTCCTTGCGGACATGGGACGTCATAACGTCATAACTATATGATGAATTGCTTCTCGCTTTGCGGAAAAGTTATTCCGCTGGAATAGGTCGTTTTGGGATCTTTTCCCACTTGCCCCTTTTGCTACCCCTACCCCCAAAAATAAAATAGGCGCGTAGCCGGCATTGCGCATAACAGAGGCTTCTCCTCAAACGATACCCCCCTAAAAATAAAAAAATTAATACCAAAAAAAAATTAAATACAAAAATTTTGGATTTGTAAGGGAGGCTGTGCCTCTACCCTACTTGGGACGCTGCCAGTGTACAGCTGTATGTTTTGGCGCACGTTTCACGTGAAACATCTACTACTGTAGATCATATAATTAGTAGTTGTTTGTAAAAGGTTTCATCCCTTTTTGGGATGAAGGATCGAAGGGGAGCCATTAGACCTAAGGGATCGCAAAGTCTAATGGCTACAACCCTTCTAAGCACAAGGAGAAGAAAGCCATGTACCTAATAGAAGTAAATCTAATATCATACCTCAAGTCAACAGTCAATCTCATCTATTGGGTGTTGGATAGTTTCAATGAAGCTATTAAGTCTCTGAATCGCGGGGCAATCCTTGTTTTTTATAAATTTTATAATATAGTGAACTACCCAATATATTTTTATTGGTGGTTATTGTTTGTGCCCTTGGAGGGTTTGGTGAAGAAGGTTAGCTTTCGTAAAGAGGTTTCAGAATTTACAAAGAAAAAAATTATAAGTCTCTATAACAACAATGAAACATACAAAATTATTTCTGAGAAGACGGGCCTCACAAAGGGGACCATTGGAAGTGTTCTGCAAAAATCGGGTGTTATGCGAACACACAAAATAGCCGCGTTTCCTGTTCCCGACCGTGACCCTAACAACCCTTTAGGTTACGGGGAGGGCTACTGGCACATGAACCTTAACCTGAAAAGCCAGGATCTAGGGACGGTGATCATGCTGACCAACAGGCTTAATATGGAACACTCGGTGAAAAGGGGTTATCCCACCAAGAGTTCGATTTTGGTGGAATAGGGTATGGATATTGCTTATGTGAACGATTGGGTTACTAAGGTCGAGTACCTTAAACCCCCACATACCCCTCAGAAGGAAATGAAGGAAAGCGTTTTAACTAGATTAAAAAATAAGTTTTCTTTTTTTCCATACCTAAAAATAGATAACCTTAGATTCTAAGGGGATATCCATCAGTGGATAGTTCTGTCTCCGACGCTCTTAAAAATGCTTCCCCAGAACAGAGGGAGAAGGTGTTTGAGCTTCTCGACGAGTTGAAGAGACTCGAAACAAAGAAAGAAGCTAATGAAAGCTTTATGCATTTTGTAAAGACTGTGTGGCCATCGTTTATTGAGGGGCGCCACCACAAGGTTATGGGTGAGTCTTTTGAGAAAATAGCAAACGGAGAAATAAAACGTCTGATCATAAATATGCCACCCCGGCATACAAAGTCAGAGTTTGCCTCATACCTCCTCCCGGCCTGGTTCCTTGGTAAATACCCAGAAAAGAAAATAATCCAAACAGCACATACCGCAGAGCTTGCGACCGGGTTTGGCAGAAAGGTGAGGAACTTATTTCAAGATGAAGTCTTCACTAACATATTCCCAGATGTTTCCTTGCGGTCAGATTCAAAGGCTGCTGGCCGTTGGAATACCAATAAGGGCGGGGATTACTTCTCCATAGGGGTTGGTGGGGCTGTCACAGGTAAGGGTGCCGATCTTCTCATTATTGATGACCCTCACTCTGAACAAGAGGCACAAGTGGGGGCCTATAACCCAGAAGTGTTTGATAAAGTCTTTGAATGGTACACATCAGGTCCAAGACAGAGGCTCCAACCGGGCGGCGCCATCTGTATTGTTATGACACGGTGGCACAAAAGAGACTTAACAGGGCAAATTCTAAAGTCATCCATCCAAAGGAGGGGGTCGGATGAGTGGGAGATCATAGAGTTTCCCGCTTTGATGCCCTCCGGTAGACCCTTATGGCCCGAGTTCTGGTCTGAACAAGAACTTGTAACATTGAAAAACGAACTTCCTGTTCCAAAGTGGCAGGCGCAGTACCAGCAAGACCCGACCTCAGAAGAAGGGGCCATCATTAAAAGGGAGTGGTGGAAGAAATGGACTAAAGAAAATCCTCCCCAGTGCGAATTTATCATTCAGTCCTGGGATACTGCGTTTCTTAAAACACAAAGGTCTGATTTCTCAGCTTGTACAACGTGGGGGGTCTTCTTTAACGAGGAGACCAATAATTACGAACTTATACTTCTCGACGCCTATCAAGAAAGACTGGAGTTCCCTGAACTCAAAAAGATTGCGTTTGAGTATTACCAGCAATGGCAACCCGACGCCTTCATTGTCGAGGCAAAGGCTACTGGCATCCCCCTGATATTTGAACTCAGGAAGATGGGTATACCTGTTAGTGAGTTTACTCCCAGCCGGGGCAATGATAAGATATCAAGGGTCAATTCGGTTTCTGACCTTTTTGCTTCAGGTGTTATATGGTGCCCTGAAACGAAGTGGGCGGAAGAAGTAGTCGAACAGTTTGCAGCCTTTCCTTCCGGCGACCATGATGACCTGGTTGACTGTACTACTCAGGCTATTATGAGATTTAGGCGCGGCGGGTTTGTCAAAGCAACAAGTGACGAGCCAGAGGAAGAGTACGTTCCTAGAGAAGCGTCTTATTATTAAGGATTAGATCATGGCCATAGAAAAATCATTTCCGCAAATACAGGGGGAGCAATCAGACGCGGAGGAAATAGAAATTGCTATTGTTAATCCCGACTCTGTTTCTGTTGAGACAGAAGATGGCGGGGTTATGATTGATTTTACGGGGGGTGAGGAACTTCTTGGAGATGACGTTTCTCATGGCGCAAACCTTGCAGACACCATGGATGAGGCTGACCTGGAGTCATTATCCTCAGAACTTATTTCTCAATACACATCAGATAGGGGTTCTCGCAAGCAGTGGGAAACAACCTACACAAAGGGTTTAAAGCTTCTCGGGCTAGAGATCGAAGAGCGCAGCCAACCGTGGGCCGGGGCATGTGGAGTCTTTCACCCCGTTTTAACTGAATCAGTCATCCGGTTCCAAGCTCACTCGATTATGGAAACATTTCCTGCCGCAGGTCCGGTTAGAACACAAATCCTGGGAAAAATTGACGCCAAGGTAGAAGCTCAGGCACAGCGCGTTCAAGAAGAGATGAACTACCAGATTACAGAGGTTATGACTAACTACCGCTCTGAGCATGAGCAAATGTTATTTCATCTCCCCCTGGCCGGCTCTGCGTTTAAGAAAGTTTACTACGACCCAGATATGGATCGTGCCGATTCTGTTTTTGTTCCTGCCGAGGATCTTGTTGTTTCATACGGCGCCTCAGATTTGAGAACGTGCAGCCGCTTTACCCACGTTATGAAGAAGTCCCATAATGAAGTACGCAAGTTACAGGTCATGGGGTTCTACCGGGACGTAGAGCTTTCAGAACCAGACGCAGACTACAGCCAGGTACAAAAGGCATATGACGAGATTCAGGGTGAAGACCCGACCGTAGATTATGATGACCGGCACACCCTTCTGGAAATGCACGTTAACATTGAGCTTCTAGGGGACGAAGATACAATTAACGGGGAACCGTCTGGGATCGCTCTGCCCTACGTCATTACTCTCGACAAGTCATCGGGTATAGTTCTTGCGGTACGCAGAAACTGGGTCGAGGGTGACCCAAAGAAAATGCGTGTAGAACACTTTGTGCATTACAAGTTTATGCCGGGCCTTGGTTTTTACGGGCTGGGCCTGGTCCATATGATCGGCGGCATGGCTAAGTCTGCAACATCTATACTGCGCCAGCTTGTAGATGCTGGAACTCTTGCCAATCTACCCGCTGGTCTTAAATCACGCGGATTGCGTATAAAGGGGGACGATAGTCCTATATCGCCTGGAGAATTTAGGGACGTTGACGTTCCTGGTGGCGCAATCAGGGACAACATAACCTTCCTTCCCTACAAAGAACCGTCTCAAACATTGTTTGCCCTTATGCAAACTATTGTTGAAGAAGCGAGGAAGTACGCGGCAATACCTGACATGCAGGTTGCCGACATGAAGACTGATGCTCCCGTTGGGACGACACTTGCCATTATGGAAAGATCCATGAAGGTTGTGTCTGCTTCCCAGGCAAGACTCCACGCTGGGCTGAGAACAGAGTTCCGTATTCTGGCGAGAATCATTAAAGAGTACATGCCTGATCAATATGATTTTGATGCCGGCGAGTCTTCAAACAGACAAGAAGATTTTGACGGAAGAGTTGATATAATTCCTGTCAGTGACCCCAACGCTTCAACTATGTCTCAGAGGATCACCCAGTACCAGGCTGCTCTCCAGCTTGCGTCCCAGGCACCTCAGATGTACGACCTTCCCGTTCTACACAGACAGATGCTTGAAACCCTTGGCATCAAGGATGTTGATAAGATTATTCCCTCAAGCGATGAGTCCAACCCCGAAGACCCATCGACAGAGAATATGCATATTATTAACATGAAGCCGGTCAAGGCGTTTGAATACCAAGACCACGAGGCGCACATCACAGTCCATATGACTGCCATGCAAGACCCAAAAATCCTACAGATCGTAGGGCAGACTCCCATGGCAAAGGCTATACAGTCTTCCGCAGAAGCACATATTCGAGAGCATCTTGCGTTTGCTTACAGAAGGCAGCTTGAAGCACAGCTTGGAGCAGAACTTCCTCCGTATGGTGAAGAGCTTCCGAAAGACATCGAGAAGAAACTATCTAGCCTTGTTTCAGAAGCCGCCGTTAAGCTTCTTCAGAAAGATGTCTCAGAAGCCCAGGCTCAGGAAAACATGCAGAAAGCCCAAGATCCTGAAATGCAGATTAAAATGCAGGAGCTTCAGTTAAAGGAGGCTGACATCCAGCGTAAAGATCAGGAAGGCAAAAATAAAATCTTAGCCGAAATGGAGCAGGCTATGATGAAACAAGCCCTTGAGACCGAAAAAATCACAGCGATGAAAGAGATAGAAGGCTCTAGGATTGGCGCAGGAATTGCTGAAAAGAGCATTGAACACGCCCTTAAAGATGATGAGCTAACAAAGAAAGAAGCAATAGAGGGTACTAAAATTGGTGTTGATATTGCAAAGGGTATACAGAAATCTTTTTCTGACAATCAACAATAACTTGACTAAATAGCCATAGGGGAGAATAAATGGATAATAAGAATGTTTTTGAAGTCCTGGTAGATAAGATTCGAGAGTATATGAACGAGGGTGCGGATCACCTTTCTACTGGTGGAGCTAAAAACCACGAGGATTATCAACGGCTTGTCGGGAGAATTGAGGGACTGGCTCTTGTGGAGCGAGAGATACTGGATTTATCTGAGAAGATACATAAGATGTAAATGGTAAACGTGGGGCCTTAAACCCACGCTCACTGGGGGGTTCCCCTGCAATACGAGAAATTCATGGCACCTAAGTCATCTCAATTAAAAGAAGATAAGAAGGCCAAACAACTACCCGAACCGTCAGGCTACAGAATCCTTGTCGGCCTCCCTCAAATAGAGGTGAAGACAGAGGGTGGAATTATTAAACCAGACGAAATCCTTGCTACAGAATCAATGTCTACGGTCGTCGGCTTTGTCATTAAGATGGGGACAGATTGTTACCTAGACAAAGAAAGATTCCCCACC